ACTATGAGAAACAGATGGACAATCTACAAAAATCCATACTGGACAGGTAAAGAAATTTTAATGGGATACAGAGGAAATCAATTCCTTGAAACTGGTGCAGTATTTGCTCCATACATTCCGTTAATTATGACTCCACTTGTTTATGACCCAACAAACTTTACTCCACGTAAAGGTGTTATGACAAGATACGCTAAGAAAGTTGTAAGAAACGACTTCTACGGTGTTATCTCTGTTGTTGACTCAAACTGGTCTTCACTTGGTGCTTTACCTTCTTAATCATTAGGTAATTACATATTATATATTATTAAAGGAGCCGCTTAACCGCGGCTCTTTTTTTGTGTATGATATTTATACTAAAGATAATGGAGGTTATTATGCCAAAACAAAATATAGAGAAGTCAATTCCCAAAGGAAATATAAAATTTCAGATAACGCTTTCAGAGGAACAGAAATCAGCAAAGCAATCTATGCTGCATCATCCTTATAATTTTATAGTGGGTAAGGCAGGATCAGGTAAGACACTTCTCGCCTGTCAGGTTGCGTTAGATATGTTCTTTAAGAGAATGATAAACAAAATCATTATAACCAGGCCGACTGTATCTACAGAAGACAACGGTTTTCTACCTGGATCTGAAAAAGAAAAGATGGAACCGTGGTTAGTTCCTATTAGAAGCAATATGAGAAAAGTATATAACAAACCACTTATATTGGAGAAGATGGAAAATAACGAAGATATAGAACTAGTTTCACTTGCACATTTCAGAGGCCGAACATTTGAAAATTCAGTTGTGATTGTAGACGAATTTCAAAATTTAACTAGATCGCAATTGAAAATGGCACTAGGTAGATTAGGTAAAGGATCGACAATGATATTCTGTGGTGACAACCAGCAGATAGACTTAAAGGACAAGAACTATTCAGCAATTGTTGATGTTTCTAAGATAACAGAATCAAGATTCGTATACAAAAGAATACTCACAGACAATCATAGACATGAAGCTATTGATGATGTATTTGATATGTTAATGGGAATGTAGTATGATAAATAGCTTAGTACTTGATATTTATATTAAACTAATATAGGGAAGAAAAAATGGCAGACTTGACAGTAACTATTAAGGAAGATATTACACTCAACAATATCAATGAAGGAGCTCAATATGATAGAGTATATACTGGTATAGAAAATATATTCAAGACATGGGGTACTGTGCAGTTAGGTGCAACTGTTGATGTATATGATACCGCAGTTAGTACATTTGCTGGTAGTACAGTAGAGACAGATGGTACAAAATATATAAGATTTACAAATATGGCATCAGGCTCGCAACAACCTTTAGGTGGTTATACAGGATCAAATTCAGGTTCTGTTACTACTTCTATGCCAGGTGTAAATTTAATAAGACTTAAGATATCTGGCTCAGGTGGTATTGCGTGGACATCTTTAGGCCCTGGAGATAGCTTTATTTTAACACAGCACTCAAAATCTTTTCAAGGTTCAAGTATTAACGTTGACTCGTACTACTCTATATTTAACGATATAGCTAAAGTACAAGCATTTGCTCAAGGTTCAGATACAAATTATTACATATTCGCAGCTGGTATAGCTGTAACGTAGGGAGATATAATATATGGCAAACATAACAATATATGATGGTTCAGCAACAACTATAAATGGAAATACTCCATTTGGATTATATGACTCTGATTTACAATTTCAGACTCATGGACCTCAGATTGCAGATTGGTGTGCGCAGAGAATGGGATATCCTATTGTCGATATTGAACTACAAGATACGCAATTATTTGCATGCTTTGAAGAAGCAGTTACAGAATACTCTTCTCAAGTAAATAGATTCAATATAAGAGAAAATCTATTAAGTGCAAAAGGTAATTCAACATCAACAAACTTTACACATAAATCAATAACTCCAAACTTAGGAAGACTCATTGGCCTGTCAAAGCAGTATGGATCAGAAGTTGGATCTGGCGGTTTAGTAGATTGGAAAACAGGGCATATAACAACTTCATCTGGTTCGTCTGGCTGGGCTCAAGAATATGATTTAGATTCACAGGCAATTTTTAGTCAATCATCTGCAGGGACAGACATAGAAATAAAAAGAGTGTTTCATCAAAAAGCCCCTGCACAATCTAGACATTTTGATCCTCAATTTGGTTCGACTTACGCACTGAACAATTTTGGATGGGGAGGTACAATGGCAGGAATAAGCTATCTTGCTTTACCGTTATATGATGATCTATTAAAGATACAGCAAGTTGAGTTTGACGATACAATAAGAAAATCTCATTATACATTTGAACTTATAAATAATAAACTAAGAATATTTCCAAAACCTGCAAGTGAATTCAAATTCTATTTTCAATATATAGAAACAAATGATAGAGACACACTGATAGTTGAAGATGCTATTTCTGATTATTCAAATATGGGATATGACAATATGACATATTCTAATATAAATGATCCAGGTATACAATGGGTAAAAAAATATACACTTTGCCTAGCAAAACAATTACTAGGTGCAGTAAGAAGCAAATACAGTTCCATCCCTATTCCAGGAGCTGATACAACATTGGATGGTGAAACGTTGAGAAGTGAAGGAGCAGCAGAGGCAGAAGCGTTAATATCTATTTTAAGAGAAGATTTAGAAGCTGCATCGAGAAGAAATCTAATGGAAAAGGAAAACGAAATAACAGAGTTTCAACAAGGGATGTTAAATAAAGCACCACTTAATATATACATAGGGTAATCATGGCACTATTCGGATCAGCAAGAGACATATCAATGTTTAGACATGTCAACAGAGAACTAATCAATGAGATAATTGATACTCGCTGTGATATATATAAGCATTCTATTTTCGATTCAAAGGAAAATCTATACGGAGAAGCTTTGCGAAAAGTATTTTTACCTGGAGTCAGGGTTGCAGGCCTCATTGAAAAGGAATCTAAAGAATGGAGCTCTAATGATTTAGGTGCAGATTATAATAGACAAGTTAAATTCTCATTCTTAAGAGATGACCTTGCTTCATTGTGGTTAGGTTCAACTGATAACACAACGTTACCAAATGAAAATGCTCAAGACGCAAATGTATTCTTAGAAATTGGTGATGTAATATATTGGGATGACGTATATTGCGAAATAGATACTATATCACAAGGGCAATATCTATTTGGTAAAAATCCTGATACAGATCATGATGACGGCACACATGGAGCAAGTTGGTCTGTGATAGTAAATACACACGAGATGAGAAGAAGTAAAATAAATACATTAGAAAATGTAAGAGCAGGATATGATGAATATGTAAGTGGTACAAAGATAGACGAACAGAGAGGTGGGTTGTATGGCTAATAAGCACATAAATAAAGATAGAGCAAATCAAGTTCGTAGAGATGACAAGGTAAAAGATTTAACAGTAAATTTATACGATGTTGATTCTGTTATAAAGTATTATTTTGACAACGTAATCCAGCCAACTGTTATGGAGGGTGACGAAAAAATAACTGTACCTGTTGTATATGGTTCTCCAGAAAGATGGAAATCAATACAGAAATCAGGTATACTTAGAGATAAAAAAGGTAAGATTCAAATGCCGGCAATAGTATATAAAAGAACTAATGTAGAAAAAAATAAATCATTGGGAAATAAAGTTGATGTAAAAAATCCTTTATATGCATCGTTTCAAAAAAGCTACACACAAAGAAATAAATATGACAACTTTGAAGTATTAAATAACAGACAGCCAGTAAAACAATTCCACAGCGTAGTAGTACCAGATTATGTAAAATTATCATACGATTGTATTATATTTACAGAATATCTAGAACAACTTAATAAGATCGTAGAAGATATAAACTATGCAGGTGGCCAATATTGGGGACAAGACGAATCATTCAAATTTCTTTCATCTATCAATAGCTTTGATATAGAATCAACAGCTGCACAAGGAGAAGATAGAATATCAAAGGCAACTTTTACTTTGACTATGGATGGCTTTGTAATACCAGATAATATACAGAAGTCAATGAGTGACTTTAGTCAAAAGACATTTAGTCAAGTTAAAATAGAAGTACAATCAGAAACAATA